CCAGTTGAAGCCGTTATTCATCGCGCCGCCCTGAGCACCGAGAGCGCCTAGGTACGCCTGGAGCATACTTTCGAAATTCTGCCGACCGGCTTGTTGAGAGCCGAGTGCGAGGGTGCCGCGATTGGCCCCGGCTTGGTTAGCGAGAGTGCCCGCGCCGAGAGCGTATTGGTTCATGTCGCGGAGTGTGTTCTGCCCGAGATTCCCGCCGCCCAACTGCGCCCCGAGGTAGTTGTTCAGAAGGCTGCCCCCGAGAGACGCGCGGCCTAGATCGGCGGCTTCTCCACCCAAACCCAAATTGCCCGCAGCGGACATTTGTCCCGTGGCGGCGCGCTGAATCTCCGGGAATAGTTGAAGTGCCGTCAGGAGTCGAGTATTTTCGAGGCCCTGCGAACCCTCGCCGATCTTCGCCGACTGCAAGAGATCCTGGAGACCAAGCTCCTGCTGCCTCTGCATGGCATCCCGGCCAGCACCGGCTTCCGCCTGCATTGCTTGGTCCGCGAAGTCGCCCATCGCCTCATTCGACGATCCGTTCGCAACCATCGTCCCCGGCCCGCCACCGCGAGCAAGGGCTTGTCGACGCACCGCACGAGCACGTTGGCTCGCAGCGGTTCCGGCTTGGTCGCGGGACATGGCAACGGCGTCTTCCATTGAGAGGATTGGGTTCGAACCGAGCTTATCAATCGCCCGTGCCTGAGCCGCCTTCGTGAAATCCGTCGCGCCGCCGGTCTGGAAGATCGAATCCGCGTAGTTACCTGCATTCCGGAGTAAATCGGTCTGCCCGCCGAAGCGGACATCTGTCGCGGCTCGGTCCCTGAGGGCATTGGTGAAGTCCGACTGGCCCCAGTTTTCCAACATCCCCTGGCCGGTGCGGGACATCTGGCCCATTTCGGGCGTTTCACCATTCTGGAGACGGGAGGCGAAGTCCATCAAATTCTGTCCCGGCTGTGACCAACCGCCGCCACGGAAGATACCCTTTCCGCCGTCAGCCAGTTCACCGAAGTCGTCTAGGGAGTTGGCAATCCCGCCGCCGAAGTAGGGTTGGCCGTACTGTTCCTGAAGTCCGGGGATCTGGTCGTAAAAGCCAGAAGCGCGGTTCAGATATGGCGAAAAACCCTCGTAAAGAGGGGTCGACATGTACTCGTTCGCGCGGGCAGCGTTACCGAATACCGGATTCGTCCGATCCTGCCAGAGGCGGTTCCAGTCGTCATAACCCTGCCGACCGAAGTTGAGGTTGTTTACATACGCCCCCCGCCACCAGCCGCGATCTCGGGAGTCGGCGAAGTTGGAGAAGATGCCCGAAGTCAGGTCGGCGAGACTCAGCAGGTTGCCCATGCTAAACGGACTGGTTTGGTCTGATTTCGCGCTGTCGGCCATGAAAATCCTCTACCCTATTGTAGCGGGAACTGCCTGAACCTATTGATCTTCCCGTGTATTCAACGACATAATCGTCCAACTGGAGGTTCCAGTCACAGTTTGCGCCGCGAGGGTGACTGTCTCCCCCGGCTGTAGTGTTATATCGTCCTCGAACGCGAACAGCGACGACCCGGACGCGCCGATAGGCATGGAGAAGATGATCTGTTCGTTATTCGTGATTGTACAAGTCGTCGCCGCAGTGTCGACATAGGTAGAGCTATTCGTCGACCAAGCGGTAAAACTGGGTGTTCCGACGAGAGTTGCGTTTCGGATTAGGAATAGGGTAACAGGTGTCGTATCATCGTGCGCGCCGCCCGCCGAGAGTAGGCGGACAACGGACTGATTCGCGCGGCCCCCATAGACACGCTCGTTCCGAATCGTCATGAGGCAGTAGTAGGAAGAGGTACTGACGGCGGTCGAACTGCGCGTATACGTCATGCGCGGGCCGATTAGCTTTTGCTTTCCCTCGACAAACCCCGCGAAGGATCCGCAGGAGACGCTCACGTCCGTTGTCGAGCCACCGGAATATGCCGCCATCGTGAATGGAAAGGAGGGTTGCGAGACGCTGGTTGTCGTACTGGAGTTCGGGAAATTGATCGTATGGCAGGTTACAAAGGTGCCATTATTTCCGTCGGAAGCGGGCACCTCGACCTGGAAGGTGATACACCCGGCCCCGAGGTATTGGATTCCGATTTGGAAAACGTTCAAATTGGTCTTTGTCAGGGTAAAGCCGGAAGGCCCGGTGCCGTCTAACTTATCCCCGTTCCAGGAGGATTGCGCTGTCCAGGTGTCAGTTGATGCAGCGCCGGACAGGGTTTCGACGTTCGATCCAACTGCCGGGGTTCCCGCGCCCGATTGTCCTAGGGTTATCAGCGCCTTCGTCCCAACATCATTCGCGAGGAAGATAACCGTTGCTCCCCGTTGCGTGGCAGTCCATCCTGGATAGGTTCCCTGCGAGATTTCATATGCCGTCTTCGTCGTAGAGCCGTTATTTGTCGCGGTTACGTTGACTGTCTGTCCCGACGGTAGGGCGATGTTGTAGTCGTTTGTCGCCGTTGACGCCGTGGTAATCGTCATCGTCTGAATTTCGCGCACGCCACCCGTGGAGCGGAGAATACCGAAGGAGGTCCCGTTGTATCCGAAATAGAAGCCCGATTCCCCTGTACCATATCCGGCGACGAGGATGGAGTTTGCAGCGGGTGCTGAGAATTTTGCGGTGAAACGACCAACAACCCCCTGCCCAGGACGGTAACGGAGACGGCGGCGCGATTGAAGAGTTCCGAAGGAGTAGATAGTTGTTCCCGTGGAGCAGGTGAAGAGGTTGCTCGCGGCGGTTGCTGTGGCGGAGTTTGCGCCGTAGCTCACAGCGAGTCCGGTTACTGCTGAAACTTCACTCGTGTTCAATCCGTATATTGGATCGCATTGGAAGATGGGGTCGAGGCTTTCTGTGTGCAGCGCGCCGAAGGGGAGTGTGGGTGAGTGGACGGCGACCTCTATATGCCCCTCGGGGGTGATTGCGACCGGACTGGTCGTTCCGTCGTCAAAGGTGCCGTCGATTGTTACATTCTTGAAATAGGACATCCTAGATAATGCTCCATTCGGTGCCGTTGTACATTACTGTTACCGAGGTGTACTGTGTAGTGATTGCGAGGGATGCCGCGCCGTCGATATTGTTCCCGTTCCCCGAAAAAGTGAGGGTATTCGCCGCGACCATCTTCTTAATCGCGTAGCTGTCGCCTGCGGTGGGTGTAGCGGGGAGGTTCACGGTGAAGGACCCCCCGGTCGTATCCCCGCAGACGAGGTAGTCGGTGGCGACAATCGTATAAGGTCCGGAGGTCTCAGTTCGGACAGGCAGGCGGAGCCGGTCGAGGTAGATTTGGGTGTTCGCCGCCGCAGTGAGGACGCCCGCCGCGCTGACTGTAAAGCTGCCGACTTGGGAAGCCGTCCCGTAGCTACCCGCAGTTACTCCAGAAGGTCCCAGGCCGGACGAAGGGATGACGGGGAGAATGGTGGTCCCGACCACGGAAGGGCTGAAATTCAAAGGAGTAACGAAGCCCGAATTTAGCTGTGTTTGGACGAAAAAGGTGACGCGACCTGCGTGATTATTCACAAGGCGGACGACAATAGGGGACCTGCTTGTGGAAAAAGGCCCCATTGGAATTTCGCTGAATTCCAGTCCGACGACGTACACGTTGTACTGAGAAATGTTCCGAAATCGGTCCTCCGGCTCCGTCCAGTTCAGGGTGAACGAGGTCCCACCGAGGTAGGATTCGGTTTTCACAATCCGGAGATTGGAGACGAAAGGGAGACGATAGTCGCCCCTCTGCTGCGGGGGCAGCAGAGTTCCTTCAGCCGTGTTGGTCTCATTCACAATACGGTCGACGATGAACTGGGAGACTCGATTTGGTGAGATGTTACTCAATTTTCGGCTCCTCCAGTTGGAATAGTTCAGCGGCGGCGTGTCTTGCTTTCTTGTACGAGTTGCGGTCGACTATTCCTAGCGCCGGGTTACACTGCTCCGGGTCGGTCAGGGTAACCTTCAGCGGGCACCCCAGCATCTTCCGGATGAAGGTATCCCAGTGCATCTCGAAAGCCATTATACGTTCGACAAGGAGGTCACCGGTTGGCGGCGGGGGTTGTGCTCCTGCTGCTAGGAGAATGAAGAGAAACGGCTTCTTCATTACGGCCCACTTCCAGCCTCGGGTTCAAATATGAAGAGGAGGTTTTCGATTGAGATTAGATCGGGGGTCGGGGTCCGGCGCATTCCGACGGCGAACCGGTGGCCGACTCGGTTGTATTTCAACAGCCGGGTAGCATAGGCGGTTGAAATCGGGCGGCGGGAGGGGTCGTATTCCACGTTGAGTGAAATGGGAGTCGACCAGAGATCGTCCTGGTAGAGATTACAGATCGGCTCCTTATCCCCCGGGTAGAGGATGCGGTCGAACTGGATCGCATAGAGAGAGGGGTCGAGCGCGGGGGATCGGAGGGCGTTGACGTGGTTTCCGGCTGGAATGGTTAGCAGTCCGGTTACAACTTCCCAATCGATATTTTCCGCGCCGTCGATGAAGTAGTCGGTTCCGGTCTCCAAATCCGCATCTAGGTAGGCTAGTGCGGAAGTCAGAGAGGCGTCTGCATCGTCGTACATCGAGAAGATGAGATAACGGCGGGAGGAGGTTTCGGAATTCCGGCCAGACACCAGGGAGGAAGCCCGGATCTCCCAGGGCGTATTCCAGAAGTCCATTTGCAGCACTTTCGACTTCCGGAGGTCGTAAACCCAGGCTTTCGATTCCGCCGTGTCGTCTAGGATTGCTCCGAGGACGACGATCCATTCCTTCTCATTATCCGCCCAGTACTCCAGGTTAAACTCGCAGGAAGACACAACCGCCTGTGTCGGGAGGTCGTCCCCGAGGGGGTCGCTGATAGACTGCGGTTGATCGGAATTGATGTCCCTGATGAGGCAGACTCGATAGTCATTGGAGAGGAAGGCGACGGAACCGCCGAATCGAATTACTCCTTGTGGGTGACTCGGTGCCATTCCGATGTTTTCGTAGAGGGGCCGGATGTTGAAAGTCTCTTTCGTCGAACCCGTGATGACGTAAGTCGTCGAATCGGTAAACGCGAATACCGCCTCCGAGGTCGCTACGATACTAATCCCAGGCTCCTGAGCACGGAAGAAGTTTCCGAAGAGTCCAGAAGGGAAGCTCTCTTCAGGGATTCCCTCGTTGAGTTCTTCCTGCGCGGAGTAGACGATGATGTTGTCGATCCAGTACCAGTGTCGGCCTTGGTAGTAGGCAATTGGGGAACTTCTCTTGATGGCGTCGACTCCGACCACTTCGGGCGTGATCGTTGAGGGCGGGGGAGAGTTCGAGGTAAGCGAGGGTGCGATTTCCGCAGTGTCGAGGAAAGCATCGGGGATCGGGTCTTGTTCGGTCGTGCCGGAGGGGTCGGAGGGGAAATGTTTGTCCTCGTAGGTTATATCCCCTGCGCCGGTATTGGGGATTTCGTCCAGCTTGAAGAAGGTTCCGCCGCCGTCCGTGGTCCGGTAGATGCAGATGGTCGGGACGTTGGTTGTGTCTGCCGTGCCCTGGACGGTGATTTTAGGGCAGAGGTCCGCGAAAGGGCCGGTGTTCGAAGGCGCGATGTCGGGGTTTTCTTCAACCGGCGCGCGGTTTGAGACTTGATCTGTAATGGTCTTCCAGGCGTAGGTGTAAAACCAGCCCTGGGAAACGTCGACGCGGTGGTTAGCTGCCGCCCAGCCGCTTCGGTAGAGGACCAGGGTGTCGGTATCGTGGGTGGCGGCGGTCGTGCCGTTGTATCCCCGTGTGACGGTGAATTGGTTCGCCCCTGGAGATCCCGTCACGTTCATCTGCTCATACTCGACCTGGATGACGAAGGGGTAGCCGCCGGGGAAGGAGGCGATTGAGTCGAGGGTGATCGTAGTCGTGCTGGCGTTGATCGTGCCGTTCAGTTGTCCGACTACCGCAGAGATCCGGGCAGCGGTTGTCGGGCCGAGGAGTCCCCAGGGTTTCGTGGAAGGAGTGGCCCCGGAGCCGTCGAAGATTACGGAGCCGAGGAGTTCGCCGGTGCCGATAGCCGGGGTCCCTTTGATGTAAGCTAAACCGCGCGCCAGGGAGCATTCGTGGGGGTAGTCCGAGGCGTTCAACTGGCGGTAGCTGCCCATCGATGTCCACAAGGATGTTGTGAGGTCCATCCGTTTGTAGTACATTGCGTACTTATTCGTCGCCATGTTCCGCACGGACGCGAGGTGGAAAACCTTTTGCGGGGTTTCCATTGTCCGATAGACCCACTGGCGTTCTATCCGACCGGAGAGGGAGCTATTCGTAACCCCCAGCGTCCCCGGGCGCTTCTGTAACGCCCCGCCGTAGGTTACATAGGAGTTATGCCCCGAGCGCAGACGAGGCATGTCGGATAGGTCGTGGACGACCTTATTGTATGGAAAGTTTAGGTCGTCGAACGCCCGGGTATCGAATGCGGAGTTGGAGGGCATTTAATACCATGTGAAGGGCATTTGAGATTGACGCGGCTGGAACCGGGGAGCCGCTCCCAGTCCGGGGTAATACCGGCGGTTTCCGTAAGGAATGCGGTAGTTGGCGTACCTCGATGCCCAGCCCCCCGGGGATTGCATGGGCGGTCTGCCGCCGTAGAATTGCTGCGGTCCGAAGTTCGGAATCTGTGATCCCGGACCTCCCCCGAGGTTGAACCCAGTCGGTCGCGCGGGGGGTGCGATATTGAAATTTGAACCGACCGACGAACCGAGGTTCGCACCTTGTCCGAGGAAATTCTGACCGCCCGAGACGGGCTGGTAGAAGGATCGGGTGCCGAACTGTCCGCCCTCCTCGCCCTCCGCCATCCCACTCGATCTCGGACCCATCTGCGCGAGTTCCGCGCGGGTCATCGCGTCTGCTGTCGCGCGGTCGTACTTCGCATACCTCTCCGCCAGGAGTCCGGCGTTGAGCATATCCGCGCCGCCGAAGTCGATCATATTCTGCGGCGGGGGGCCTGTTGGAGACCCAAATGCGTTCCTGGTCTGGTTTACACTCCCGCCCAACTGCTGTGCGAGGTTGTTTGCCGTGGCCATATTCGCGTACTGCGATTGGTTATACCCCGGGTAGTTGTCAAAGCCCGGATCCGCAAAAGCATTCCGTGCCGGTTGATTGGTCGGGGGGACAAAAGCGGTTGGGTTCGTCTGGGCGTTGATCTCATTCTGGTTGCCGAGGTAATTCCCGCCGAACGGATTGAAACTCGTCTGCTGCGGCCCCTGTGCGGGAATACCGGCTTGTGAGGCAACGAATTGTTCGATATTCGACTGTCCCGGTTTCGGGTCAACCGCACTCGGTCCGGGACCGTCCACCGAAGCCTGCGCGACATTATCCCGTGTTGCCCCGGCGAATCCCTCGCCAGGGTTGTAGGGAACCGCCTCGCCGCCGAAGGTTGGATTCGTGCTCTTTAGAAATGGTGTTACTGAGAACATTACAACTCCTTAGAACAAGATTCCAGCGGTTTTCAAATCGACCTTGAGCGCGTCAAGATGCCCCGTGCGGATGAGGGAGTTGGCAATCAATCCGGCGTTGAAGGATTCCGAAATCCCAAAGCGGGACACTTCAATCTGCCAAGACGCCGGTGGCTGAACCGGGCCTTCCGGTTTCGTCTTCACAGCCTTGAACGAGATATCCGAAGGTAGCGCCTTCTTCAGTACGTCCACTATCGCGTCTGCGGTCTTTTCCGTCGCGTACTGAAGGGGGTTGTAGCCTTCGTGGTCCTCGAAGGTGAAATCCGCGCCGACAGCCGGGGCCTCTCCGTCTTCGAAAGTGACTTTACCCGTTTTCGGGTTGTACAGAAGGCCGAAAATGTTGCGTTTCATCCTTTGGATTCCTCGCATCTATTGTAGCCTTGCCGCCGATAAGGACTGGTGGAATATGGCGGATTTGGACATTCTTCCGGATTTTGAAAGTCGGGGCGTATCCGAGGAGTATATCCGTCGGTTTGAGGAACTCAAGGAGGGTCACGGGGGTTACCAGCCACCGGTCAGGGGGTAGAGTGCCATCTGCTGCCCCCAGCCGGGGACAAGTGCCTGGGAGGGGGCTACAGTCGGGTCGCCGAGTTCAAATCCCTCATCCCGGCCCATTCTTTCAATCTCAAAATCCGCCATTGCGATCAATTCCCCCACCTTCGGGGAACCGGTCGCGACGGCTGCGGCCCACCGGAAGACTTGGGTCACTCCAGCGAGGTGTCGGTCGTCCCAGGGGAGGAGGGTAGTACCCATAGTCGCGGCGGTCACCTTAGTCGGGTTCTTCTTATAATCCCCCGTGATGATCCACTCGTGCCCCCCGACGTTCCCCGGACACGGGCGGTCGAGGCGGAAGGTGGCGGAGGCCGGGTCGTAGCTTATGTAGGAACAGAAGTCGCAGACGTGGGTCTTCCGGACATCTTTACGAACTTGCAACTCGTACACCTGCGGCGGGAAGACGGAGGTCCGGGTTAGGTAGGCGAGGTGGAATCCCGCGAAGTCGGAGGGGACCGCTACTTGAGGAGCGCCGTATTCCTGTTTATATGGGACGAGGCAGAAGGGGCGGAGTTTCCCGAGAGTTTGACGGAAGGGACCGTAGTTCCAAATCCGCTCATTCGCCATGTTACAAATCGCAACCGCCTTGATGTCCTCCTCCGCGAGTGAGAACTGTCCCCGGACGAGGTTGAAGACATCTTGGTATTTGTAAGTGGAGGCCATTATTTAGTCAGCGGCGGAACCGGCGGGACGAGGAGCGGCTCCCTCATCTTCATTATCGCAAGGTTCGCCTCGACAATCCCGCGCTGGCCGGTGTAGGTCGCGGATTTCCCGTCCGACTGCGAACCGCCCGCGCGCTGGTCATCCGTGTAGAGGTAGGCGAAGTAGAGGACAATCGACTTGTAAACCCAAAACCACTCGTCGTCGAATACCTGAACACCTGTAGTCTGGGCGTTCGCGGCTGTGATCGTGGGACACGTCTTCTTATACATCGCAATGATTTTCGTACCCGATGTAACAGAACTTCCCGGCTTCGGGAACACTCGGTAGGTATCTGTCGCAGGGTGTGATATCTGGGAAGGCTGTCCACCTATCTGCTGCACAGTGGAGTGGATGTGCGAAGTGACTTCAATGTACCGACCAACGTCCGAACCGCCTTCGCTCAGGTAGACTGACCCCGGTTGGATATAGAGGAAGTCTGCCGGGTCGGTAATTGTGTAGTCGGAGGTGTTCGCGGCTAGCGTCAGCGCCGTGATATTCCCCAACGTCCACCGCCAGGGGGCCGCCATCCAGAAGAAGCGTGCCGCATCGTCTAAAATCTGCGGCATGACTGGTTCGAGATTGGGGTACTTGACGAATGCGTTGATGTAATCGAATCCGTCGCGAGGGCAGTAGGTGGAGGCCATTTCTTAGTACTGGGGTCCGCCGACAGCTTCCATCGCGGGCCGGAGGTGGGGAGGGCAGTCTGCTTCCGACCACATCTTCATACAGTTCTGGCAGTTGAAGATGTAGTGGTTCTGCGAGTCCCGGAGGCCGACGATGGCGGTTTTCTTATTCTCCTTCTCATGCGGGCAGGAGAGTTGCGCGGCTTGCAGTTCCCGATCCCGCTTCCGGTGCGCGGCCATCATGGAGAGTTGAAGCGCGCGGCGGTTCTCCTCTTCCATAAGGATCTTCGCTGCTTCCTCATCCGCCTTCGCTTCGTCCCGGTTCAGCGCGCGGAGTTGCTTCTGCGCGATTTCCAAATCGAGGGCCGCTTTTAGCCTTTGGAGTTCTTCGAGGGATTGGATTTTTTCCGATACGGAAGGAGGCGGGGCTTTCGGTTCGCCGGGGGTTACTTTGATTTGCTCTGGCATTTCACGCCTATTCTAACCTATACCCACTGGCATCTGGAAGTGACTCCCAACGCCCATCCCAACCGACCACATCCGCCATCTTCGCATACGTCCAGCGGGTCACTTTCGCCCGCGTGTCCAGGTGGATGTAGGAGCGCCAGGGGTCGACACCTATCCCGTGGAACTCAGGAAATCTGAGCACCGCTTTATAAAGTTCCTTGAGTGGGAGCTTGTCAACCGAGATGTCCGCTGCGATTCCGTAAGTGTGCGCGGAGTAGGTCCCCGGAGCCTTCGCCCTCTCCACGGGATGCGCCATGCAGCGGAATCCGGAGTTGATCTGAATGGGCCGCGCGATGGAATCGCGTAACCTCTGTAACAAACGGACGAAATCCAACTGAATTCCCCGCGACCGGCAGTGGTGGCAAAGGAATTCAGATTCCCGAAAGGAGTCGGTGAGGAACTTATCCTCCCTCTGAAATTCGGTCACGCGGGGGCCTCCATTCCCGTCTGGTCCTTACCGGTGGCGACTTTCCATCCTCGGGTGTCGGCGGATCCGAATTCCCGCTCCACGTCACCGAGGAAGAGTTCTCCGGCAGCTAGGAGGTAGAGGAGGACTGTCCGCCACCCCCGCTTGACCTCACGCCACGGGAGTTCAACCTCCTCCTCGCCCGGAAGCAACCCATGAAACCGCGTCTCCCCCGCCTCCGGGTCCCACTCCGACTTCGGCATATCTTTTGAATTGATGTGCATAACCGCCTGCTTCCCATCCGCATTCCGGTTATCCGGGTTGAAGAAGGGGAGGGGGTTGAATTCGATTTCCGTCTGCCGTGCGCGGAGGCTAAATTCGGGAATCCAAGGGTTCTCGTAGACACAGAGACAGACCGCCTCGCCTAGCCGCCAGATGTAGCAAACTCGCTTATCCGGCTTCAGCGGGAGTGTTTTGAACTTCAACCTCGGGTTCAGTTTCAGAAGCCGCTTCTCAAACTCCTCCGTCAGACAACCGCGCGCCGCCCTGTCCGCATTCGTCGGGTCGTCGGCGGTATCAATCCAAACCGCCTGGGAGTGGCACCTCCGGTAGTACTCCTGGAGGTCCTCGTAATACTTGTCAATCAAAGCCTCTTGAGCGAGACGGTCAAGCGCCGCCTCATCACGAACCAACATTACTGCTCCTTACGGCGCTCGATTGATGTTCGCAATTCTGTGACCGCGATCCGGAGATCGATGGAGGCTTTCGTAAGTTCCCCGATTGCCGAATCGTGTTTCGCCACAATAGTTTGCAACTCCTGCACCTGTTGAGATTTTACACCATAGGCGTAAGAGGATGCCCCGGCGATTGAAAGAAGAGTGACTGTCGCCGCGATTGCTTCTCTCAGGGAAATCTTAACCGGCGACTCGGGGGACATCGGGGATGTTGGCGGGTTGATGACGGAATCGAAAACAGGCAAAGCTTTTCCTTAATTTGGAGTAAACGGCGTAGTACCAGCAGTCGGGACCGTCAGCGTGGCGCTCGGCGGGGATGCAGTCGAGGAGGTAACAGTCCAGACTGCTGAAGGGCCTGCTACTTGACGACCGGTGGAGTCGTAGTACCAGGAGATGTATTTCGTGTTCGGCGGCGTGATGTCGGCGTTCCAGAGAATGCCTATGCCGGAGGAGAAGGTCCCGTTTACGATGGGGCAGACGAGGAAGTCGGGGACGGGGACTTGGGGGAAGGAGTTGGAGAAGACGGCTTCAGTGTATGAGCCGGTGGAAGGGAGGACTAGGGAGACGAGGAGAAAGCCGTTGAAATTGGTCGCGTCGGACCACTGGACTACGGTTGATTGGTCGAAGGTTGCGTAGCGCGTGGGGGAAGCGGCGGGCATTGCATATCTATTGTATCGGGACGCTAGTCGATTCTATTTATCATCGCGATATCGACGTACTCGCTCCCCTGAATCCCGAGAAAATGAGCGAACTCTTCCATCGACAGCGAGCATTTGACGATAGTCATGGTCAGTCTCGGATAGGTTGGTTCGGGAACCCAAGCGCCGGGACAAACTGCGAGGAGTCCGAAGAGTGAGCGGCGGGTCATTTTGAATACCGGTACCAATAAAGCGTCTTGCCCGAGGCAGGCGGGAATCGAACTGTCCTCTCGCATACTTCGCGGAATAGGAATTTCTTCTGCAATCGGTCCCGGGCTTTCTGGCTTATGTACAAAGTCCAGGCTGTCCGTAGCGGCGGGATCGACTGAACTACAGCCGGAGGTAATTTTGCGATGACCGTTTGGGCCGCCGCTGTGCCGAGAAGTGCTGCTAGAAATCCGCGTCTTTTCATTTCTGCTTCGGCTCCTTCCAGATAAACATCGAAGCCTCAATCCGCGCCAGATCCATTTCGTTAATCGCGAAAAGTTCAGGTAGCGGCTCGACCATTCCTTCGAGACTCTTTACGGCTTCTCGGATCTGTTCAATGGTTAGCTTTTCAGGCATGTGAAAGAGCGAGGAGCGGGGGCTTATTCTCATCAGACGGCAGGTCGGCCCAAAGTAGGTCGACCAAGCTGAACCCGCATCCCTCCGGTACAACCCGGAGATTCTGCTTAAACTATCCTCGCTTTTCAAGTGTAGCGTGGCGGCGGTTGGAAGTCAACCTCCCTCCACTCTCCCGCGAAGCCCTTCCAGTTCTGGAGTGGAAATTCGACCGCCGGTAGGTCTTTCGACTGTCCTATAAGTTTCGCGGGATCGGGATTCCGCATCGCAGCCCATCCGCCCGACTCGAATCCGGTCTCTGTGGCCCATTTATGGACGCAGGAGGCCGAGCAGAAGTATCGGCCATACGGTTGTTCATAAAGGCGCGGGAGCGGAACAGTAAAGCCCTTCGGAACCCACGGCTGCGGTCTTGTATCCAAAAGTACCCCGCAGCAGGAACAACCCCGGACATACCCTGGCGGCGGCGGTGGTATGAATTTATCTCGGAGTTTACCTAATTGCGGAACCAAAAGCGCCTTCCCGATAACCGGAAGGCTGAGGAGGGAGAGGAAGAAGCGTCTTTTCATTGAGGTCTCTGCCTCAACGATAGCAGATTACTTCCCCAACCACAACAGGGAAGCCCAAATTCCCACAGCAGTCCCGGTCGCTCCACCCAAGGTGTACCCCGCGAAACCCCAACCGCCGCTCTCCTCCTTCGCGATCTTCTTAATCACAAACCAGTTTGCTGCGCCGAATATGACATCAACTAGGACTGACTTTGCGATATCTGCTTGGGCAACTGCTCTCCAGGAGATGCAAACGACTCCGTAGGTCCAGAACTGGAGGGCGAAGAAGGTGAGGAAGTTTTTGATATTGGTCGACACGATTGAAGTGTAGCAAATCTGCGCGCGGGAGTCCAGAGGAGGGGCATAGGAGTCTATTCTCCCACGGATGGAGAAAGAAAAAGCCCCGACCGAAGCCGGGGCTAAATCCTTTGTTTTGTTGCGGTTAGGCGATTGTCGATTGCGCGTCAATCGTCTTGGCGCGGAAGGAACCACCGATACCCGTCGGACCATCCAACCAAAGCGCCGAGTAGAGGTAGCGGTACGATACCCAGCCACCGATCATCCCTTCCGGATCGAACCCGGACGGGACGCCGCCCTTGACGACCTTGATGTTGAAGTTCTCCTTCGACGGGTCGGTCACCTTCGCGGGGGCAGCACCGGCCAGGGTCAAGCAGCCGAAAGCGCCGTTGCCGAAGATATAAGTGCGCCATTTGTTCGGCGAGGTCGAGGAGTAGACATTCGTGGACTCGATGACCTTCGCACCGGCGACATGGGTCACAACGCCCCGGTCGTCGCGGGAGACGAGGTTGGCTTTCTGCGGAGTCGTGTATTTGAAGATATCCGCGAGACCATTGGCCGCAGGGTCGGACACGAGGTCGTAGGAGTTGTACGGCGAGGTCAGGACCTTGAACTCACCGTCTTCGAACGGTTCGACATCGATGGCTTGCAGAGTGTGGACCGCCGCGCGGATGTCGCTGACACGGAGGTAGGTCGCGATGGGGGACTGATTGGTGTTCGAACTCTCAGCGTCAATAGCCGCGCGGGTGATATTGTCTACCGACAAACCGCCACGATAACCCAAGAGAGTGCCAGCGGCTTCCAACTGCGGGTCGGGCGCGGTCTCTTCGCGAAGGGTCGAGACGGAAATGAAGTTCGAGAACTCCGAAACCGTAGCCGCGACCTTCGTCGAGGTCATCGTGAGGGAAGTGCCGACTGCGCCTTCGGTGGAAGGAGTCGTCCCGGCGGCGAGGTTGGCGTAGCGGAACCAGACAGCCGTCCGGCCTTCGCGCATTCCCAACTGATCCTCAACGCAGAGGTCGCGGAAACGGAACTTCTTTTGAAGCCGGGAAAGCGCCTTTCGACGGATTGCTTCCGACTGAAGATGGGCTAGGCCGAGGGTAGTATTACCTGCGGGAGCGTAAGCCATATCTGAAATCTCCTGTGCGGTTAAACAATGTCCGCAGAATTATTGTATCGCAGGAGTTTCGGTGGATATGGTATTTTCAGTAAATGCTGAAAAGAGGCTAGAACCCGCCCCGGAAATTCTGCCCGTGGGCCTTCGCGTAGACTTCATTGAACTTATCATCCGGTAGGCTGCGGTAGAAAGCGGCCCATTCCTGGTCGGTCTGGGGCATTCCGTTACCGGTGGATGGGGCTTGGCGACCGGGGGACGGGGGCGCGGCGGGGCGTCCATTTTGCGTTTGCTGCGTTTGCTCCGGCCCTTTGATATGCCCGGTGCCGCGAGCGTAGTGGTAGGCCGCTTCGAGACCTTCCGCAGTATTCCCCAGGCCCAGGTATTCCCGCGCCTGCTGGACGATTTGGAACTGCTGGGGATCCTTCTGCAAGTCCTCATGCCGCTGGAGGAAGGAGGTCTCCGCGAGCGAGCGGTCCATGAGGGCGGTCTTCGTAGTGAGTTCACGGAGGAGCGCCGAGGCATCGTCGACTTTACCGTCGTAAACACCGGTGCCGATGAGGAGGTTCGCGACCCCCCGCATATCCCCCTTCTCCAAGAGTTCAACGAATTGCTTCGTGGCTGCGGGGACTTCACCCGGCTTCGGAGGTTCCGGCTCTTTGACAACCGGTTTCTTCGCCTCTTCCAATCGGGCCTGGGCGGCGGCGAGTTCGGCTTGCTGCTTCGCAAACTGGCCTTCGAGCGCGCGCTCAGCCTCCGCTTGGGTTGGGAAGGTGTAGTCCTTCCCGCCGAGGTGGAGCTTGAACCCCTGGGCCTCCTTGGGTTTCTCCCCGTCTGTCTGCTCGGAAGCGAGTTGCGCGACGAGTGCGTCGAAGTCTTCGAAATTGAGATTATCGGCCATGCGAGATTATTCTACTATAGCCAATTCTTCCGCCGCCCCCTCCTGCACAGTAGCAGGCCCTTCAACATCATACTTCGACCGGAACTCCTCTACAAGCTGTCGCTCGTGGGATTTGAGAACCCGCAAGATGTGGCGGTAGGCTTTCATGAAGGAGACGAGTTTCCGCTCCTCTTCCGCGCTCATCTCCCACGACTCCAGCCGGGTGACTAAGTTGTCCGCTTCCGATTGGAGGACATCGAGGATCAGTTTACCTCCGGGGGAGGCGAGGGCGAGGTACATTTGCTCGCGGTCGTAGGTGGTTATTTCGCGTGGTTCAGCCATTTGCTTAGTGTATTCTCCAGCCACTCTTTTCTTGCACGCGCCATTTCTGGTGCTCCGGAGTCGGTTATTTCCGCAGGAGAGGGGATTCGGTCAGCACGCCAGCTACCTAAGCAAACACTTGACCTAATAGGCTCTCCGTCGGCAGTCAGAATCCACATTTGTTCCCCCCGCGACCCTTTTTTGACGATAACAACTCTCGCGCGATACACCCCCTCGGGGTCATCCATGCAAGGCACAATCGGCGCGTAGGTGCAATTTTCAAACACATCCGTCCTTCGGAAATTGTGTGAGTGAATAATGGTTTCCTCAGAAACCCAAATTATTTTAGGAAACTTAGCCTCCCACCGGAGTTTTTCGACGAAGGCACAGTTATAGGTGTGTTCTTCGATTGTGGATGCGCTGTAGTTCCATCTGGGCAGGGAGCGCTGCGTGGTTGCTGCGGCGGGTAGGAGAGAGCAGCCGAAAGCCGCTCGTAGGAAATTTCTTCGAAGCATACCTGGAGTATACCCCGGCCACGCCGGGTCTGTCAAGTTAGGCCGGTCGCGGCTTCTTCTCCGCCTTCTTCGGCCCCGCTTCGCCACCCGGTTTCGCCCCGGCTTTGGCTGCGGACATTTTCTTCATCTGTTCGAGTTTGACGGAGTGTTCGGCTTCCGAGTGCTCACGGGAGATTTGGGCATCCAGTTCGGCGTTATATCGGTTCAACTCCGAATCCTGTGCGGCGGAGGTCATTTTGAACTGATGCTCCTGCTGCTGGCCCGCGAGCTTCATAGCGTTCGCCTGCGCGTCGGATTGCATCTTCATCTGCGCCTTCTGTTGTTCGAGTTGTATCCGCATCGCTTCCGACTGAATCTTCATCTCGGCAAGCTGCTGCTCGACTTGCAGTTTCATCTGCTCCAGTTCCATCTGCATCTGGTGCTTTTCCTGCTCCATCTGCATCTTGGCGGCTTCGGCGTACTGCTGCGACTCGTCCGGCTGCTTTTTGATGATCTCTTTCTGTATATCCGACTGCGCCTTCATCTGCCCCATTTGCAGCCGGACTTGGTTGGAGCGGTCAGCCATCTGCATCTGCTGCTGCTTCTCCTGTTGCGCGGCTTGGATCTCCTGCGGGGACATCTGGCGGTAGAGGGGGTATTGTTCGGAGGTCCCGGTGGCGTCCTGGAGGAGCCGGGTGATGGAATCGGTGTCGAGGGTGATGTTTGTGGAGTTTAGATTGCCGAGGAGCGGGCCGGACATTCCGTATTGGAAGACGAGGGGAAGGGCGGCTTGCAACTGTTCCCTCCGGAGCATTCTGGAGGCCGCGACGATTCGGAAGCTGACTTCATTCAGGAAGACCGCGCCGGAAACCTTCCGCGCCGGGGCCGACATGGATGAACGTGCGTTAACCATGTCCGTCGGCTGGAGGTGGTAGCGGTTGATCTTGGTCATCCCGTAGAGCATGGGGATGATGAGGTAGTCTTCGATGTTGGCGATGATTTGGAAGAGACGGAGGGATGCGCCGGAGACTTGCGCGTTTACCCCAGTCGCAGTTCGGGACTGATTCGTGGAGCGTGGAATGCCGGATCCGCTTATTCCAGTGAGCCTCTCCGCCGACTGATCGATGTAGGCGAGTTCGGAGTAGACGTTCGCAGTGACATCCTGGGGAGCGAGGGAGAGGATGTCTTCCTTCGGGTTCTGGACTTGATACGTCTGCCCCGGTGCCCAACGCTGCTGTGCGGGGGTTAGGAGCATTCCGTGGGAGGTTGCGCGCGGCGGGTTTAGGGTGAGGTTTACGTTGTCCAGACGGGCGTTGAAGAGGGCTTCCTTATACCGCTGGTAGGAATCCTGCTCGTCCGCGACACCCCTGGCGTAGAAGCGACCGGGGACCTCATAACAGGGAGCGAAGAAGTAGGGGATGAAACCGTAAGGGTTCCGCTCGTTATACATCACCCAGGAGCGGCCCAGGACCCAGATGATGCGGTTGGCGGAGTGGTAGATGAGGACTTCAATCTTTCGGTCGGCGGGGTTGGGTTGGAAATCGGACGAGCCGGGGGCGTAGAACATTCCGCGCGTGGCTTCGGAGTACTGCATCGTCATATCCCCCGCAGTGTAGGGGTTCATCCCGGCGAGGGCATATAGCTGTTCGTCCGAGGGAACGTCCATTCCCTGTGTGCCCCGGTAGGAGCGGATTTCGGCCAGCGGGAGGGAGAGTTTCCGGATGACGGAGGTCGAGGAGGAGATGTCCGGGGACGGCGTGCCGGGGTCGATGTAGATGTCGCGGATGTCGACGAATTCAGGGACAGTGCGTTGCTTCTCTGCGTCCCAGCGGACGGTCACCCCGCCGTTGCCGTGTTGGAGGATTTGTTTGATCGCGGTTACAACTTCCGGTCTGGCCGAACCGCGAAAGTCCCCCCGCGCGTGCTCGAAGTCGTAGAAGAGTTTGTCCCGCACTGCTTGGACATCTTCCGGCTTTCCATCCTCCTCCCCGATGACCTGAAACCAGTCGTCGGAGGGGAAGATCGCAGTCACCAGGGAGGGAAGCGCGGTTTCCACCTGTTCAAAGACTAGGGGGAAAGGGAGAGAGGAACGCGGAACCGTAGTCCCCGGCCAAGTCCTCTGAGCCATCGCGCCGAAGTATAAAGCGTCATGATTCTTCAACTTCGGGTCCACATTGGACATTCGCCAAGTTTCCCACGCGGACATGGACTTCGTTACCAGGGAGAGAGCGGTCTCCGCCGTTAGGCTCGAATCCGGCTTGATTAACGGCGCACTATCCAGGTCGGTCTGTTGGAGACTCGGAACTTGTTCAATATTCGGCATTTATTCCTTATCCAAGTCCACACCGATCTTTTTCTGAAAGGAGACGTTGGTGAGCAGAAGGTAGACATCTTTCGCGGCCCCGATGAGCATGAGAGCGCCGATTTTCTTCCAATCCGTGAGGAGTTCCGGCGCGACGACACTGAAGATGAAAGCACCCAAGGCACCCGAGAGGGCGACGTAGAAGGTGGTTTCTCCAAACTTGGTCCAGTTCATGCGGGTTTCCTCTTCTCTATTCTACGATTAGAGACCTCCGGTCAGGGGGTGGTTGGTGTCATAAGCAGGCCCGCCTGCCCCTTCCCCAAACTCCCCGCTGAGACCAAGAGCGTGCTCGAAAGACTTCTGCCGCCGGAGGGTTTCTTTGTCGTAATTGACGGGGAGTTCGAAGGGGCGGGTCTCGGGTCTCTGTTGCAACCGACCTAACCACTCCTTGTCCTTGTAGAAAGCCGCGAGGGTGTCGAGGATGTCGTCGGTGGGCGGGAAGGGGGCTTTCTTCAATTCCTCTAAAAGTGCCTCCTTCTCCTTCAAGTCGTCCAGGAAGATGATCTGGCCTGTCTTGTAAGGCATCTGGAGGGTATTCGTGATATTCTCCGCTTTCGACTTCTGGTTGTTGATCTTGAAAGGCTGGATGTCCATGTACAGCCCCCGCTGGTCGAGGTACTGCTTCAGCCCGTACATAAGGCCCCGGACGTAGCCGGTTTCTTCAATCCGCACCCGCACATACCCATTCTTCGAAAGCGCCTTCGTCTGCAACCAAACCGCTACGAGGTTGGCGATGAGTTCCGCCGCGAGCCATTTTCCCCGCTTAATCTCCGCGATGTACAAACGCCCCGCTTGGTCCCAGGCACCCACGGTGATTACGGAGTAGTTGGACCGCAAATTGGTCGTTTCCGCCGTATCCACCGTAATCTCCCAGTGGGAAACCCACACATGGTCCCTGAAATCCTTCCGGGACTTCCACTTCGGCAAACTGTCGTTAATCGGGAAGACCGTCTGCCCACCAATCGCGCGGTTCGGGTAGTTGTACATCTGTGCGGAAGTGATGTAGGGGTTGAGGAGGTATCGGGACATAATCTCCTCCACCTTATGCCTCTCCGGCCAGATTGAGATGGGTAAACCGTTCTCATCGAGTAGATCCGGAAGCTCCACCTCATCCGGAGAGTACCGGCGCGGTTTCCCCCCGGTATCCTTCTCGAAAACCCCGCGCACGAAGATATTCCAGTCCCTTTTCTCCTCTGGAATGACCAACTGTCCCTTGATAATCTCCCCATAGGCGTCGGCGTCGTCATACCGGGTGCCTTCGACATCGGCCCAGTGGGAACCGGACACCAAAAGGTTCAAGGAGAGTGCGAATTTGTCGAAAATCGACTTACAGGAGATCGCATTCAGAGAATTCGTCTCGTCCACGATGTCCGAGTACTTAATGAGGTCGAAGTGGGACCCCGCGAGACCCTTTTCGATGGACGCGGCTCGCACGGTCGGCTCTCTTCGGGTACAAGCGAGGCCTCTTGCTTCAGTTACGAACGATTCAGCCGTCCCCCAGTCATTCGCCTTCTTCAAAATCGGGCAGTGTTCGGGAAAGAGTTCGCGAAAGATCGGATTCCGGGTGAAGTGGTTCTTGATTTCCCTCGTGAAGTCAGAGGCTTTGTCTAGATTGGACTGGATTACCGCGATTGCGATGTCGGGGTAGTTTATGATCCACTGGATCGTGTGCGCGATGACGTTACATGAGGTCTTTAGGTTACCGCGCGGGTCCAAAAGGAGCATCCGGCGCTTTCCCTCAAGCTCCAACATCGGTCGGAGTGGTTTGTACACCCACTTCCCGTTGATGTACTGGTCGTTCTCGGTTAATTCTTTCTCCGTCGGCTTCGGAAACTTCTGTAAATTCTTGATAAAAGGCCCGTGGACCTTCTCGTTGATGTCAGGATAGCTCAGGACGTTGTTACAGAACCAAATCAGATCAGTTCTGGCCTTCCACCGTAGTAGCCGAAGCCGATCAATGTGACTCGAAGACAAACCGCCCGCGCGCTCAATCATCTTTTCTCCAAACTATGTCAATTTCGTGCCAAACTGGAAAGAATTTGACATCTGATCTCAGTTTAACCGGTCCCGCGTTCAAACTCATGACCCCCATGAAGCTGTAGAACGGTCCCAGGAGCCTCCGGAAGTGGTGGACCGACTCCCAATCGCCTTTAGACGGCACCGGTTCGGCGTAGTTGACCGCTTTCAGCGGCGCGCAGTGGGTGTGGATGTCGCCTAGGGGTCGGAGACCGGCGGATTTTGCCTCCCTGGCGACCTTCTGTAGCCACATATTCGGAATAGTGACCTTCCACTGGGAGGCGGAGGTCAATTCAAATGGGCAGATCACCAGTTTTTCCACCTCCAGGATTTGATTCTCGACCATCTCACCCAAGAACACACCGTAGATTTCGTGGGGAAAGCGCTTTTTGGCCTCGGAGCGGAACATCTTGAGCCACTTCGGGTCGCAGTGGATGGAGAAGAGGCCGTTCATGGGCCTATTTTAGCTTCTGACGGAACTCCTCTGCGGGTCCGATCCCAGATTCAGAGCCGCATCCGGCTTTTCCAGATCGGTAATCTGCCCGCCGGGGCTTAGGGAGTAGTAGTACGACCGGGGGTAGAGGTCA